AAAACCTCAATGACTATCTGTACCAGCCGTATGAAAAGATGGGCGGCAACGGCAGCGCAAAACGGGTCATGGAGGAAGTAAGGAAGCTGCCCATCAAGCGAGAGGCGTAAAGCCGGAAAGGAAGAATTATGAAACTGAACAACAAGACCTATGACATCATCAAGTGGGTGGTTATGATCGTGCTGCCCGCCCTCAGTGCCCTGTACGTGGGACTGGGCGGCATCTGGGGCTGGCCGTACATCGAGCAGGTGGCGGGGACTATCTCCTGCATCACCGTGTTCCTTGGCGCGCTGCTGGGCATTTCCAGCGCCAGCTATAAGAAATCTACGCTGGACGAGGAGGCCATGTAAATGACTACCCCGAAGGTCTACCTGTCCCCGGCTATGCACATGGCAAACCCCTGTGTATATCCCCGCCCGGACGGGAAACAGTGCTATGAGGCACTTGAGAACAACGAGTACATCGACATTCTGGAGCCGATCCTGAACCGCTGCGGCATTGCCACCAAGCGCGGCTATCGGCGCACACCCATGAACAGCGACAACGGCGATGCCATCATGAAGCAGAACGTGCGGGAAAGCAACGCATGGGGCGCGGACGTGCATTACGTCAGCCACACCAACGCCATCAGCAACGGCGCGGAGCAGACACGGGTGAGCGGGTGCAACCCCATGTACTACACTTATTCCAGCAAGGGGAAGAAGTTGGGCGAGATCATGGTGAAATACCGCAAGCAGGTGTACCCCGGCAAGGTGACGCTGGTGCCAAACGCCAAGTGGTACGAGCTGCGGGTGCCGAACGCGGTGAGCTTTTACGAGGAACACGCTTTCCACGACAACCCCAACGACATCGGCTGGTGGCACGAGCACATGACAGAGGTGGCGGAGAGCGCCGCCAAGGGCCTGTGCGAGTGGTTCGGCATCCAGTATGTGGAGCCGGAACAGCCGGAGACACCGGAACAGCCGGAGACACCGGAACAGCCGACCGTGACCGAAACATACACCGTGAAGGTGACGCGGAGCGCGGACGGGAAAAGCGGCACGTGGGAGATCGTTAAGTGAGGTGAAGACATGACGGTTACAGATACCATTTCGCAGGCGGACGAGCTGCGGCTGAACACCATAAGCGACGAGCAGAAGGCGGCGTGGGTGATGGGGCTGGACCAGCAGATCGGGGAGAGGATCGATATGGCCTCCTACGTACACAGTTGGCCGGCGGGAGACGGGGAGCTGCTGCTCCCCGCGCCCTACGACCGGGTGTATGTGCTGTATCTGTGCAGCCAGATCGACTACTACAACAACGAAACGGCGCTGTATGGCAACGACAAGGCGGTGTATGACGAGGCGATGAGTGAGGCAATGGCGTGGTGGCGCCGGCAGCACTGCCCGGACAACATCGGGAATGTGCAGGTGATGGGATGAGACTGGCAAGCCTGCCCTATTCCCTGAACCCCAACAAGGTGGAGATGGTGCAGATGCGAGGCATCAACTGGTCGGACGCCATACAGAACGGCGATTTGCGGGACAGCCTGAATTTGTCAGCCAGACGGTGGCCGTACATCACCACGCGGAAGGGCCGGGTGAAGCAGACCGGGTACCAGAACGTGACGGCGCTGACATCGTGGGACAAGCTGGTGGCGGTGCAGGGGACCACCCTGCTGTACGACGGGCAGACGGTGGGCACGGTGACGGCGGGCAAGAAGCAGTTTGCCGTGGTGAATACCAAGATGGTGATATGGCCGGACAAGGTGTATCTGGACATCAAGGACCAGACCGTAAAGCCATTGGCGGCGGAGATTACCGGCAGCAAGGCCACGTTTGCCACCAACAAAATAACCGTGAACGGCTGGGCGGACCTGACCACGAAGTTCAAAGCGGGCGACGGCGTGACACTTTCTGGATGCACCTCCAAGACGGAGAACAACAAGGATTTTGTCATTAAGACGGTCACCTCCAACACGATCACGGTGGCGGACAACACGTTTACGGCGGTGAACGAGGCCAGCACCAGCATTAAAATCGAGCGAAAGATACCGGACCTGGACTACATCTGCGAGAGCGAAAACCGGCTGTGGGGCTGCAACAACGACACGCAGACCATCTATGCCAGTGCGCTGGGCGACCCCACGAATTTTTACGTGTACGAGGGACTATCCACAGACGCCTATACGCTGGCAGTGGGCACGGAGGGTAAATTCACAGGCTGCTGCAAGCTGAGCTCTTCGGTGCTGTTCTGGAAGGAGACAAAACTGCACAAAATGCTGGGCAGCTATCCGGCGGAGTACGCCATGTACACCTACGAAATGGAGGGCTTGCAGGATGGATGTCAGAAAAGCCAGCAGGTGATCAACGACACGTTGTTCTATAAAGGCCCTCACGGGGTATACGCCTACTCCGGCGGCACGCCTATGCTGATCAGCGACAACTTCGGCGAGAAGGAGTTTACCGATGCGGTAGCCGGCAACGACGGCGACAGCTACTACCTGAGCGTGAAGGACGGCACGGCGCACCGGCTGATGGTGTATGAGACCAAGACCGGGATATGGGTGCTGGAGGACGGCACGGAGGCGGTGGACTTTGCGCGGCTGGGAAAGAAACTGTACATGCTGGCGGGCGGCGACGTGTACCTGCTGGATGGCGAGGACACGCCGCAGGCGCAGGAGTGGATGGCGCAGTTCGCCCCCATGTATGAGACCATCGACGGCAAGAAAGCGTATTCCAAGATACTGATGCGGCTGGAGCTGCCGAAGGGCAGCTACATGACGGCACAGATGCGCTGCGACGGGAAGCCGTGGCAGACGTGCGGCACGGTGGTGGGCAAGGAGCACAACGTGACAAGCCTGCGGCTTGCGGCCAACCGGTGCGACAAATTTGAGCTCAGGCTGGAGGGCAAGGGCCCGTGCACCATACTGGGCATATCGAGAGCGTTTATGGTGGGGAGTGATGTGAAATGATCGTTTTCCCGGAGAGCATAAACGAGTTGCCGAGGGAGAACCCGTCAGAGGCGCTGGACATAACGGAAAACTACATTAAGTACATGTGCCAGCGCATTGACTGGGCAATGGGCAACGTGACAAAGAACGTCAGCAAGGCGGGCGTGTCCAACGCGGAGATGTACATTCTGCTGACGGCGCTGCAGAATACGGTGTCTGCCCTACAGAGCACGGTGAACAGCCAGGGGGCCAGCATATCGGCGCTGACGCAGAGAGTGACGGTACTGGGCAACGACTACACAGCGCTGGAGCAGAGAGTGACGGCACTGGGCAGCGACTATACGGCGCTGGAGCAGAGAGTGGCGGCGCTGGAGAACAAGACATAAGGAGGATGCCTATGGCTATACGGAAAAACAAAAAAGCGACGACCGGCAGCGTTATGGGCGCAGTAAGCGGACTATTCGGCGACCCGAATAACCGGCGCAACATGGCGGACGCCGTCGCCATGAAAAAGGCGGCAATTAAAAACAACGCGGTCAACGGCGCCTTGGCGGGCGCAATGGGCGGCGCTGTGGGCGGCGCACTGAACTACGGGAACAGCGGCGGCAATTCCGGCGGGGGTGGCTACACGCGGGTGGAAATGCCGGTAGATGTGGGCGCACTTCCCACCTTCAACAGCTCGTATCTGGATCAGCTGAATGCTTTGGCGCGGCAGCTGACCAGCATGAACTACGAGGACTGGACAAAGGGCAGCCAGTACCAGTCGCTGGCGGATCGGTATGGCAACAACGGACGGATGAGCATGCAGGACGTATTGGGGCAGGTGGCCGCCCGCACCGGCGGCTTGGCCTCCAGCTATGCCACCACGGCGGCGCAGCAGCAGTACAACCAGTACATGGCGCAGCTGGAGGAAGTGGCGCGGCAGATGTACTCACAGGAGCGCGGCGACATTATGGACACCGCCAATTTGTACCGCAATCTGGCAAACGACGAGTACGGCCGCTATCGGGACAGTTTGGCCGATTACAATGATCGTCTGGCGGCGGCACAGAGCGCGGCACGGAGCGCATACAGCGGCAGCGGATACGCCGGCACGACA